CCCTGCATTGCTAACTTGCTGGGCATGGAATCATAATCTTTTGCGCCGAGTTCAAAAGACTAAAGGTGGTCTTTCTGGTTGGGTTCTAGATGAGCATATGAATGCTATGAACGCATGGCGTAGAACCGCCAAGAAAAAAGAATTGGGTGGAACTAAAGGTTTTGTATTGTGGCAACTATGGTTGGATAATTGGCTCCATCACATGATGCTAAAGGTGAAAGTATGATATCAGATATTCAAAGGAAAGAGGAGAGGAATACTATCTTTGGTGCTACTCTCCTCTGTATAACTTTACTTTTATTCTTCTCAGTAGCGTACTAATATAAGTCTGACCACTATATCATGTGGTTGGACCTTGTTTTTTATATATATTAGAACATACGATCTGTTCACATCTGTCGCTCAAAACTCAAGAACTATTAAGAATTGGCTATATTGTAGGCCACCACAATATATTGTATGAAGTGGGAGGGTAGCACCTTCTATTCAAGCAACAAATCTACTAAATGCTACCCTCCCTTCGATTAGGAATATGTCGTAGTAGATTTGTATAGTATAATCAGAGTAGTTTAGAGTTTGTATTAAACATCCTCTAAACTTTTCTCCCCGACCAACCCACCCCATCTAAACTTGGATCAAAGCCTACTCGGATGGGGTGTGTAAGTTTTGTTTTGAGTCAAGCAAACAGATTTGACTTTTCTTATATGTGGGTCAAACCACTTATTATATTTGACTTTTCTTAACCAGTTTATAATGAGCTATGGTAGAGGGGTCTATATTTGACTTTTCTTATCCCTTCCTACACCTGTATAGTAGATCACCAAATGGGGTAATCAAAGTTCTCTTTAAATATTTCCCCCACTTGGCTATCCTTGAGGTACACTTTTCTACACTCTACATTTGACTTTTGGTATGTGGTATGTCTTTGAGCTACTCTTTTACACATGTCGATAAAGTCTTCTTGAGTTTGTCCTGCTTTGGCTATATTGCAATCATAGCAGCAGGGTACAACATTGTCTAGATGATAACCTTTATCATTCTCTACTCTATCTAGACCATGAATCTTGATTCCTTCTTGTGATGGTTTCCCACAATAGTAGCATTCGCTTAGGAATAGAGCGGAGGTATCATGTTGTTCTAGTGTCCACTTGTAACCTCTTCTCTTTGCATCGGATTTCATGCTAGAGTGTTTATGTTTTGGTTTTTGACTTTTTATTTTACAGCATGACTTGCAGTAGTGTCTATAACCATCTGGTGTTGAGAATGATTTATCGAATGAGGTTTCTGCGTTGAATGTTCCTTCGCATGAGGGGCATACTTTACTGTAGTTTGGATCCCATACTTTATTAGGATCTGAGTTTGCTTTCTTGTATGCTTCTCTTTCTTTTTTTCTTTCTATTAGTAGGCAATCTAGACAGATGCGTCCTTTTGCGAAGTTCTTTTTCCAGTTAACATTCTCAATGAGTGTATCGGAGCATACTCTACAAAATGTAGCATCGAAGTCTATTTCCTCTTGCATCATCTCTTGCCTCCGTAGTATGGAGTAGCATGTCCTTCTTCTACTAGCATCTGGTTTACATCTGTTCTAGTATCATGGTCAGGTCTACAATCTTGAATGATGATGATGCCTAGGTAGCGGCCAAACTTACCTTTCTCTTTTGTCTGTAGGATCAGATGATGGCCCATGTGTACTGCTTTGTTAATGATCTCATTCAGCCTCTCTTTGGCTGCTTGTCCCCTGGCCTTCTCTTCTAGGTCCTTGGTCCGTGTTTCAGGGGTGTTGATGCCATACAGACGCACTCTGGTCTTGTAGAGGACATCGAACCCTAGATCAATAGTAGCATCTACCGTGTCACCATCAATAATTCTGTCGATCTCTTTTATCTTGTACTCGTACATTATACATTTACCTTCTTACCTATCATAGTAGGCCATCCTATTTGATTGAGGAAGAGTACAGCAGTCATAGGGTCCGTGTCCCACGCCCACTTTTGTTCTTTGATGAACTCCTTGGCTTCCTCGTATTCCTTTTTCGTGAACTCCCATTCCAGGGAAACTTGAACTTTAATGTTTTCCATAGCGACTTATCCTCAGGGTAGATCATTAGCCAAGAGATAATAACTCCTGCCTCTAACACATATACTAGTTCCCAGATGGTCATACTTCAATCCTCACATAGTAGTCGTTAAAGTTACTCGTCTGTAGTGCTTTCACCATGATAGTCATGTAGGCGTTATTCTCTGTGGGCTCGATATAATAGCTTCTTGTCTCCTGCCCGTCAACCTCAAACTGATCTAAAATAGTGAAGCTGTTATCTTTTAGTGCATTGGGTAGATCCTCAGGCCATTCTACAATTGTTACTTGAGTGACCGTGTACCCATAAGTTGCAGTTTCAAGATTGAGAGTGAATGGTGTTTGAAGATAACTAATACTTAGCCAATCCTGATCCGAACTAGCTTCTCCGCAAAGATGATATGCCTCGTTTGCAGGGAAATCTCCCACATAACCAAAGCTGTCTAGCGTGCTATCATGGACTGTACACAGATCGCTCAGATTGGCGTTCGTAGATCCCTCTCCCCACGGTGATCCTCCTCCACCTGTCAGGTCATCATGGATGATCTCAAGGGGCTCACAGGACGCTAGGAGGAGCAGAGGGAGCAAATACTTCAATGGCCTCGTCCGTTGCTTTTCTTGTAAGGGAAATACATCTCCTTACCTAATGCTCCAATCGTACAGACCACAGCGACCAGCAGGAAACATTCGTACCATTCTAGTTCAGCGAACCACTTCATTTGCTGTTCCTAATCCTTTTCTTGAACTCCTCGAAGTCCTCAACAATAGTAAGTTTTCTACCATCAGTAAGGTAAACATCCAGGTAATTGATAACAGGTTTACGACTCATGATCGTCTCACCATCAAACACAGGATGAATGCTCACGATGTTGTCTGTGTTGATCAGGGCTGTCTGCACCTGGGACTTGTCATCAAGCCACATGGGGATCCATCCATCGGGCTCACTACGAAGTGTGGAGAGGAGGGGAGCAGAGGCGATCAAGCCAAGTCCGAATGCGAGTACAGGGTCTTTCATCTTGCACCTATTGTTATCTTGTATGGTTGTGGTTCTAGTGTGTCTAGTATACAGGGGACCACAGCGATCACTAGACGATCATAACCATCCACAGGGTAGATGGTCAGTTGTGTGCTATGGCTCTGGCCCATAATAGTCTCTTCCTTAGGCCAACTCCAAATAATCTCCCCGTTTTCTTTCTTTCCCATCTCTCTTATGACAAGATGTGCCTCAGAGTTTTCTGGTCCCTCGTACTGTATCTCCACATCTATGGGAGCAAGGTTAGGATAGGTGAAGTGGTAGTAATCATCCTCCAATAGATCCATGTCACCACAAATAACAACAGGATAGAAAGGTGCAACTCCAAGATAGGCGTAGTTGCCCTCTGATAACTCTGCCTCAGATACACAGCCAGCATAAGGATCTTGTGGGCTGTTATACTTACCCCAATCCTTATAAGGAATACAGCAAGTAAGTAAGATAAGCGGAACATACTTTAACTTCATACCATATGATAGTGGGGCTGACCCCGTGAAGAGCCAGCCCCGAAGGAGATTTAGTGCATTTTCCAGATCACATGGATCGTGAATGCTACGATGAGGTAGATCAAAGCCCTGCTGCTCCTTTGCCGTAGTCAGAGTAGACAGCGATTGCCCCATACTTGATAGCCTCATGAGCATCATCGTGACCCACATGCTTGCCATTAGCTTTCTCAGGAAGCTCACGGCGAAGGGTCAGGTAGAGGTCGAGCAGATCCTTCACCTCCTCCTCCCAATGAGGGTTGAGATCAGAGAGAGTCTTGATGGCAGCACCGACCAGCATAGATGCCTCATGGATCTTGAGGTCAGCGATGTCGTGGATGCCCTGAGGGAGTTTGTTGTAGTTGTTGATCTTCATGTCGTTATAGTAGCTCAGTTGAGGTCAGATGTCAAAACCAAATGTAATGTTCTTTGTCCCAGGCGATCATATCACCGATAAGTTTACCTGCTTTGTCCAGAAGATACATGTTCACATCACCTTGGTAGTGTGAGGGAATGTTCTCTTTGAGATCAGAGTCAGAGGAGTTGAACTCTTGCTCGAAAGCATAAAGTCGTTCTCGTAGTTCGTCTCCCAGTTGGATCGTGTTCTTCTTCATATCAGTTGTATGCTGCTTTGAATTCGTAAAGGTAGATGTCGTGTAGAAGGTTGAGCGCACGCTCAAGTTTCTCTTCGTCGTCCATGTCAGTCATGGCAAGATCCTTGTGGAACTGGGTAAGTTCCTTCCAGAGGTCGCGTCCTACCATCAGTTCTCCTCGTCAAAGTAGATCCACTCTTTAGTCACAGGGTCTTGCTCTGCGATCAAGGTAATAGTTTCGATAAAACTCATATCAGTTCCAGTATTCTTGTCCTTCACGCATAAGTTGTTCTTCTTCACTCATCTCTTTGGCAAGCTCCTCTAGATGAATATCATACATGATATCGAAAGCACAATCCATAAGATAAGAGTTAATGTCCTCTGCTGGCATGGTTTGTTCAAGTAGACTACTATCTTCGTAGTCAGCCATCCATGCAGTCAGTCGCTCGTAGAGTTCTTTCTTCATGCCTGTATAGTAGTACAATCAGGGTCAGATGTCAAGTGTCATGTCGGCCAGTCTTGTAGTGATCGAGCATAAGCTTCACCCAAGCGTCATTCCAACCTTTGCGATAGAAGTATTGAGAAACCTCATGCCTAAACATGGACCAGAAAGCAAGCCATTTCAGGGTTTCACCAGTAGTCCTGTCACTAAAATCATCATTAGGCCAACGGTGTCCCAGCACATCGAACAGAGCAGTAGCACCACCATAGGGATCAATGTCACCGTCGTAATCTTTCTCGTTGCGATCCGCCACAAGATTCCAAAGATCATCACAGCGGTTCAGAACTTTGAGTTGCATCTTCTCGGTCTTCATCAGATTGATCATACGATAAGTAAACTCATCGCAGAGATCTGCCTTGGCAGCGTGATAAAGATTGTTCTCATCATGCCAGATGTGAGTAGGCTCAATCTTCTGAGTGTGCATAGGTTCCATAGGAGCGTTGTTACGCGCGTCTTCTTCTTGCTGTTGCATACTAACCATGTATGCATAGTAGTCAGTTGCGGCCCGCTTGGAAAGGTAAATCGTTTTTAGCTTTCTGCGCTCGTCTGGCTCGTTCGCCTTCTTTTGTGGTTATGAAGTTAGGCTTCCCTTCATCTTGACCAGACCCTTGCCTCAATTTTCTATACTTAGCGTTAACCTTCGCTACTCTCTCAGGGCTTCTATTAGAAGACTCTAGCTTAAACAAAGGTCTTTGGTTTGGGTTATTTTTTCTAGAAGGTCCACCTTTTCTTCTATTAATAGATACATTTAAACCCGCCCGTGATCTTCTCACGCTACGGATTAATTTTTTATTATCTTCTTTTTCTTGGTGGAAAGGAAAGGTTCTTTGAGTTTCACCCTCTATAAGAAGCTTTACTAAACGATCATACATAACAAAACACCTACTATTATGTAGGTGTTTTGTTTTCACTTCTCTTTTTGGCTCTGATAAATCTTGGTGAACTTGTAATCGTCAGACAAACTTCGTGCCATAGTATCACTCACCAGATTCAGCATCGACGCCGCTAGTCTCCAGAACATCATCGTCCTCCTCTTCAATGCCTTTGAAATCCTTGAAAACTTCGGACACAATGTCCTCAATCATCTTCTCAAGGTCGATGTCTTTATTTTTATCTTGGTCTTCGGCCATGTTCATGTCTCCATAGTAGTGTATCGGTGGTCCCTATTAAAATTTAACTCAGGAACTAACTCTCCTAGTATCGTCAGGAAAAGCTACCTCGCACACACGCAGGCTTCGAGTTAAATTTAATCAGTTCCCGTGCTTCATTTCTGAAACATTCTTTGGGCCCTGAAAATTTGCTGGCTTCTTGAATCCTTTCTTTGGTCCTTGATGCATGGCAGGATGCTTTGCCTTTTCGTGAGGGCAAGTGCAATCCTTGTCACCGCAAAGAACCATACAACCAGATAGTAGTACAAGACCAGCAAGTGCTGAAACGAGTTTCTTCATAAGTAAACCTCCTAATGTATTTACTTAGGTTCCATGCGGAAAGGAATGGGATCTCCCAACTCCATAGCTACCATATACAGTTCGTCACGAATCTCACGAACCTTTTGGTAACTATCTCGGTATGCACCTTCACTTCCAACACCTTTAGCAAATGCTAGATGTGCGTTCTGTGCGTACTCAAGCCTCTTCTCTAGTTCTTCTCGTTTCTTCCGTAGTTCAGCGTTCATTGTTGCTTGCCTCCGTTGCTTGTTATTTTGTATAAGGAAAATCCTTATCATTCATTAGATTGAACAATGCATTCATCTGGACATGCAGCTTACTTGCTACATCGAGGTCAGGATGATCCTCAGGAATGTCCCCTATAATAGAGATCAGCCCCTCACAAATCAAATCAACTTCCCATTTCGAGAGGTTGACATCCCCGTTAACTTCTCCGTTGTGGTCATTCCCAATCTTCATCGTCTTCGTCTCCAAAAGGATTATAGTCCCAGTTGATGTACTTTTCAAACTCTTTGTCGTTCATTGTCTCGATATACTCATCTAGTATGTCTGGGATGATGAGGTAAACAAACTGTCCATCGTCCACTCCCATATGTATTAGATGCTCGTTATCTCTGTAAAAGTTGAGATACCAGAAACGACTTTCCTTGGCTAAATCATTCAGATAAACTTTCATACAGTTCCCTCTCATTATAAACTGTGATGCCAAGTTCTTCTGCAAGATACTTTTCTAGCCTTGCTCCCTTGCTAATGTGATAATTATCCATGAGGACAATAGCATCACACAGAGACAATGCACGCACAGCCTGTTTCATGTACCATGACCACCTCTCCATCTCGTCCATCTTGACGGGAGGAGCCATGAAGTCTAGTGGGTTATAAATCTGCTGTGGTAGGAACTTGCGTACCTTTGCTTCTAGATCTACAAATTTGACTTTTGCCTCAGTCCAATCTACCTTTGAGATAGGACCAGCAAGGTAAACAATCTTTCCTTGTAGATCAGCCATCTATACGCTCCGTCTTAGGCTTTGATGCAAGGATAGTCAGTTCGTCTACACTCACCGTTTCAATGTGCCAACCTTTGTTTTCTAGATCTTCTGTAAGCACAGCAAGCTGGCGAATATCATCCGCAGTCTTGATTGTCCACATCTTAGTAGTGTCACTTGTCTTCTTCATTGAGTTTACTCTGAATGTTAGTCATGCGTGTCTTGACAATGTAAAATGATTTACCTGCTGCCCTGCTCAACGCATTGAAGTTGATGGTGCCATTCTCTCTAACACAAGTGGGATTAGCTACCAGTACCGATAGTAGATCCCTCTCGTCCTGATTAAATTTATTATGGAAGTAATTAAATACCTCATCGTCACCATCTACAATACTGGTTGTATCATCAATAACCAGATCATCTTTATTATCTATAGTGTCAATAGATGTGGGCATGAAGTTTTTGTACTTTGTAGCCTTGTTGCCCTTAAAGTTCTTGGCATTCCATAGCACAGTCTTCGTATACTGTTTAAACAGAGGACACTCAATCACTTCTTTAACTGCCATATCGGCAGTCGTGATCTTGTTCTTCTTGTAGTATCCGTTGATGCTGTTGATCGCTGCAATATAAAGATCCTGTACATTCTCTTCATAATCACAGCACATAGGATCACCAGTAATCCTTTGGGCAATAAAACTAATCAGATCCCCGAACTTGTCTTGATAAAGTTCCCAGTCATCGTTTGCAATCTCGATCACTTAAAACACTCCACAAGACCATCTAGATAGAACTGAGCCTTCCTAAGATCCTCCTCACGCTTACCTTTGTAAGGACTTCTCATTAGATACTTCATGACATTCCCCATGAGATATCCTCGATACATCTCATTGGTTGGACCTCCAAGCTTGGCCTCGATAACAGCAAGTGCTTCAATCCCACCTACCATATAGTGATCAGGATGATTCACCATATCGCTCTCATTATCTTCGTAATCAGGTTCTCTGAAACCTTCGTGTGATCTAACCTTGGCAGTCATGTGATCGTAGTTAGCATTGGCCCTCATGGCCTCATTGTCATAGACATCATAGTAATTGTTCATGTTGTACTCCGCAGTTTGATAGTAGACAAAGCCCGTCAATATTTCTATACTGACTTCGATAAATTACACGATTGATCCCTGCCTGCACGATAAGTCTAGCGCAGCGAATACAAGGAGAAAGAGTGAGGTAAAGAGTAGCACCTTTGCAAGATTGGGAGGAGCGAGCGACTTTAAGTATTGCATTCTCTTCTGCATGGACAACTTCATCCTTTGTTTTACCATCTAGACATTCACAAACATTGGGCCTACCATAGCATGTGCCATTGTATCCCTCTGCGATGACGCTGTTATCTTTTACAATAACAGCACCAACCTTATTTCTCTTGCAATAGGATCTTTTAGCTACTACCTCAGCTATTTGCAGATAACTCTCGTCGTGCTTCATTGTATTCCTCATAATCAAACCACATGGGCTTGGTGCTAGGGTTCCAAGTCCAAGTAGCGAACTTGCGCTTCTCTTGGCAGTAGAACCTACGATACGCCTCTACACAATCAGGACCTTTGAGGTAGTCAGGCATACATTGAGGAGGGTCCTCCCAGCCAGCGTGAGGGAGAGGAGGGCTGTAACACAGGATGTGGCCTAGTTTGGTCCACGATGCGTGGTCCTTGCCTCGACGCTCACGGAACTGGTTGTTGAGTTCACGCCACAGTTCGTAGAGCCAAGCGTAGTGGTCGATGGATGCACGGGTCCAGATGGTGCTGGGATGGTTGAGGTGTGCGATCTTGTAGCATTGATCGGCATACGGGCTGTCAGTCACACGATGAGCCGTGGACATAAGCTGTGCATACTCGATGATCATCTTGCTACAATGTTGATCACAATGCCACTCAGCGCAAACACGCGGGTTTTTTGCAAGGAAGAAGATGTTCATGGGTATATAGTAGCAGGTGATTTAACCATGTCAAGGATAGACGAACTAAAATGTTGGCCTGGGTACAGAAGAGTTAGGGGCAAGGTCCCTGGCTCCAAAGGTTCATGCAAGCGAATGGGCGAGAGCATCTATGATAGAATAGGTGACCTGTTAGTAGAAGACCTACGCAAGTGGGTAAAAGAAAGATGGGTAGACATTGGCGCACCTAAGAAAGGTGGAGGATTTAAGCCTTGTGGTAGATCCAAGGGTGAGAAGCGTAAAGGATATCCCAAGTGTGTTCCTGCTGCTAAAGCTTCTCGCATGAGTAAGGGTCAGCGTAAGTCTGCTGTCAAAAGAAAACGAGCCGCTGGTAACCCTGGCGGTAAACCTACCATGGTTTCAACCTTTAAAGAAAGTATTCTCGCTTCCATAGCCACAGGAGCAGCAACGGATTTGTCCAAGGCAGCAGGGTCATACCTTGCTAACAAACTCATTAAGAAATTTAAGAAAAAACCTACAAAAACTACAGACAATGAAACGCAGAGATAAAAAAAGTTTGCCATTTGCTGTCTGCACAAAGAATGTAGGCAGGAAGAACAAATCTAAATATGAAAGGTGCGTTATGAAAGTAAAAGCAAGTGTTAACGAAGGTAAGTTATGCCCCAAGGGCAAAGCAGCAGCAAAGAGAAAATTTAGTGTTTATCCCTCTGCCTATGCTAACATGTATGCCTCTGCCGTTTGTAGTGGCAAGGTCAAGCCAGGAGGCAAGAAAAACGAAGCTTACGAGCGTCTCGGCTCATTGTTAATGGAGAAATCCCCTGCTTGGCAAAGAAGTGAAGGAAAGAACCCTGAGGGTGGATTAAATGCTAAGGGCGTTGCTTCCTATCGTGCTGCTAACCCAGGTTCAAAGCTTAAAACTGCTGTGACAACCAAGCCCAGCAAGTTAAAGAAGGGTAGCAAGGCAGCCAAGCGTAGAAAGTCCTTCTGTGCTAGAATGAAAGGGATGCGTAAGCGTCAGAAGTCCAGCAACAACACAGGTAAGGATCGTCTATCTCTTTCCTTAAAGAAGTGGAACTGCTGATCTGAAATTTGACTTTTCCACAATGTCATGGGGTATATACTTATGAGGTATATGCCCCATGTCTACTTTAAGTGAAAATACCGAACTTACGCTACCTTTGCGTAATATCATAGCTTTGCTAGTTGCTACCGCTGCTGCTGTGATGTCTTACTTTCAGATCAATGAGCGTCTGAATAAGTTGGAAAATAACCAAACTATTACATCTATGGATGTGGATAAAAATACGGAATTCCGTATTCGCTGGCCCAGAGGAGAGATTGGATCTCTACCTGCTGATGCCGAACAGTTTATGTTGATAAAGAACCTATCCGAAGAGATAGACAAGATTCAATCTATGATCGAGACAGGACAAGCTCCTCACGATCAGCAACAAGAACTCACCTTAAACTTTTATCGTGAGCGTATTGCAGAGTTAGAATCTGCTGTAAATGTATTAAAGGACCGTCAGGTCGAACTTGTTCATTCGATAAAAAGTGGTGTGAACATTACTGATAGATAGTATATAAAATAGAGGTGCCTACCATGCCTACTAGAAATGATGAGAAATATATTGATGTCGAATCCGCTGTCCGACTTAAGGAAGCAGAGGGAAAAATTGAGATCCAGCGTTATGAGCTTGAGACAGCCGCCAAGTTCAGGGAGCTTGAGATTACAGAGAGTGCTAAAGAGGTTGCGTCCAAGCACCTTGCCAAGTGGGCTGGACTGTATCTTACTTTCCTCGTTTCTCTTTTTATCTTTTCTATTGAGTTCGTTCCTAGCGAGAGTTTGGCTGTAGTCGCAGGACTCATCACTCTTGTGGTCACTAACCTATCCACCATTCTCAAGCACATTGTAGAGAATGGTAAGAGAGATAAAGAAGAAGAGGAGCCAAAAGCTCCTCTTCCAAAACCTCCTGTTAAGAAGTGATCACCATTGAGGCCAGTTGTCCCAAGTATTGATGGGCCAAGGACCTCCTGTTAGTGGAACTCCATCATCCATCACATTCCAGTTGATTTGGATGGTGGGTGCAGTATCAATGGATGCTAGACCGTAGCGGTAATCATAACCAAAGGTATTAGCATTCATACGAATACGATACGGGTCAGGAGTGGTGATAGTAGGATGGTCTTTATTCTTGATATAGACCGTGTAGCTACCACCTTCAAAGTGATTGCCCCAGATATAAATATCGTGTAGAGGAGCGTGGTGTGCTTGCAGGATGAGGCAAGCATTACTAAGATACCCGTTGGCGTCAGCAAAGCTAACGGGGATATCGAAGTGGTTGCCGATGATAAATACATGGCTACCACCTGTCATTTGGAGTGCATCAGCGTGAGCGCCTTCTTGTAGACCGATGCGGGCAACATAGTTGTTTCGGATCATACAATGGCCTCCCGTAGCCACCTTGATACCATCCTTACCTGTCTCCTGAATATCACAGCCGATGACAGTAGCGTGCTGGACATATACGCCAGTAGTACCGCCACGAACAGTGCAGTTTTCTAGACGGAAGTTGGTAGCAATAGGGTTACCAGCATCATCGTTGTAAACATTCGTTACTGCATACCAGTTAGGGTCAAAAGGCCCTGTTTCAAATGTGCAGTTGCGAAGGGTTACATTGTGTGCCTTCACCTGAACCATGCCATAAAAGGTCTGGTTTTCAATGAATGTGCCATCAGTAGTGATGACATCTGCCTGCGTAACAGGCGCGAGTAGCATTAGTGCTGCGAGAAATTTCTTCATGCACTATTATAGTGGTACACCCATCAGGATTTGAACCTGAAACCTACAGATTAGAAGTCTGTTGCTCTATCCAATTGAGCTATGGGTGCGTGGCTCCCTGAGTAGGACTCGAACCTACAACCCTTCGGTTAACAGCCGAATGCTCTACCATTGAGCTATCAGGGAAGGTTGTCACTTGGATTCCCGAGCGATCATACCTGATAGTAGAAGGGTAGGAACCCAAAGTCCAATGAAAATGCCTGCTGCGTGATCCTGCTGGAAGTAGGTAAGAACAGACAGGGGGATGCTGGCGTAACCAGCGAAATAACATAGTTTAGTAAGATTTTTCATAGTTCTATTATAGTGTGTATGGTAGCTGAGACGGGACTCGAACCCGTAAGCCCTACTGGGCGTCAGATTTTAAGTCTGATGCGTATACCGATTCCGCCACTCAGCCTCGATGATCGGTGTAGAAGATGTTCCTCACACCTGCTTCTCTCAATGCATTATAGCACGACTTACAGGGTTTTGCAAGACGATATCCCTTTCTATAGATATAGACATCACATCCTGTCACATCGACACCATTAATCTCTGCTTTATAAAGAGCGTTAGTCTCTGCATGAAGATAACCCCAGGGGTTGCGACCCCATTTAGGATGCGTCTTGTTATCATTTCTGCCTGTAGAAAGGACCTTCTTTCCTTTTACAAGCACGCATCCCAGTTTATACTTCGGGTGGTCTGATTTCTCGGCTTCACGCCGTGCAAGTTCGTAGTACCGCAAAAGCGGTCGAGGGGGATCAATAGTCTTCATGGTTGTATGGTCCTCCTGGGTGGAATCGAACCACCTACCAATGCTTTATAAGAACACTGCTCTGACCAGTGAGCTACAGGAGGATAGGTCTATTACAGTAGGAGCCGTGTTCTGACAGCCGTTGTTACCTCAGGCTGCTCCTACACCCCATTATAGAACGATGGGGGACCTATTTCAAAGACCTTGCCGTCTCTTTGCTATTACCCCTCTCAAACCTCTTGCCGTCTTAGGCATACGCTCTCTACGAGGCTTTCGTTCTTTGTTCACTTGAGAGGCGATAACAGACTCCATACCTTTTTTACGACCAGTCCCATCACCACCTGGGCGGCTACCAAACTGGTTCTCAATAAGTAAATCAAGTATTCTATCGTACATCATCTCACCTCAGGAATTTCAATGGTAGGGTTAGCCATCTTAAGTTTTAAGGACCAGTTTTCCATCTCCGTGGAACTCCATTGGTCCTCTAACTTACCTTCAACCTTATCAAGTTGAACTTGTATATCACTTAGTTTTGAACTAAGCCAAAAGGTTCCTATTACTAGGCTAATCGCAAAACTCATTGGCATGAGTGTATCTCTTGATAGGATTGTTGGTGTTCTATCCATGGTAAAAATGCTCGTCAAAGTTATTTACTATAGTATATACCCCTAAGCGATTTTATTATAAAAAACCTGCCCCCGAAGGGGCAGGCGGCAGCGAAGTTCATCTCCAGCACGAAAGGCGTATTGCACACGCCCAAGGCGGCTAAAGGTGATCAGTCTTGGTCCTTTTTCTTACGAATGCTGCGCTTTTTACGAGTTGTCTTCTCTTGATACTCTAGTTCTGCTGCATCCTCTTCTTCCTCTACAACTTCTTGTAGAGGAGCGGGTGCAGGTTGTACACCTTTTCTAGCGGCTTTACGCTCTCTCATCCTCTGTGCTAAGTTCTTCTTCATATTACTAACTTATTGTTTTTCACTTTTACATCGTAAAGCTTACCAGTCTTAGGCTGCTCTCCACTCAGTATACTGTCAGCTAGGAGAGACTTAACCTCACGGGTGATAAACTTTGCAATGAAACGGGCTCCGTATTGTTCCGAAGTACCGTTCTCAATTATATAGTTAAGAAGTGCCTTGGTTTTACGAACTGGTAGGTTTTTTATCTCAAGTTTTGCTACCTTGAGCAAGTCCTCCTTGCTAAGATAGTTAAAGTGTACCATCTCATCAACCCTACCAATAAACTCAGGGCTGAACTTCTTCTTCACAGACTTCTTTATAGCCTCCTTAGAACCCTCGTAGGTGATTGTTTCCTTCCCGAAGCCCAAGGTACTCTCTCCAATGTTTGCGTCCTTTATACCTTCGTTAGAGGTCATTAGAATGATGCTTTCGGAGAAGTCTAGCTCCTGCCCATTAGATGCCATAACCTTGCCATCATCCATAAGGGCAAGCATGAAGTCGAATAGTTTAGGTGATGCCTTCTCAATCTCATCAAAGAGAAGCACCCACTTGTTGCTCTTCTCTGCTTTTACTTGTAGGATAGATTTCTCTGTGCTACCAACATAGCCAGGAGGAGATCCAATAAGTTTAGCGTATTCGTGCTGCTGTGCGTATTCAGAACAGTTGATCTTAAAGAAATTACCTGAGTAGTGATCTCCTAGGACCTTAGCCAGTTTGGTCTTACCAACGCCTGTAGGCCCAATGAACATCAGGGAGACATTCTGGGCGAGTTCAGCTACCATGAGCTTCACATAGCGTACTACGCTGTCAATGGCCTCATCCTGGCCTATAACCTCTTTGCGTAGCTCTGCCTCTAGCTTGTGAATATCAGCAAGGGTTTTAAGAGAGCGTTCTTCACCCTTTGGCTGATCGTCAACGAGTTTACTTCCTGTCCTACGCCTAGTTCTTTTCTTAGGCGCTTTTTCATCAGTTTTATCATATAGTTCTTCTAAGAACGAGTTAAGAAAACCTTTGAGAGTCTCTTGGTTTAGAGATTGCACAATGTTTTCCAGTTGCAGGTTAGGATACACCTGACAAACTGACATATAAATGCTTTCGATAATGCCTGCATAGACCTGATCGAAATCCTCTTCATAGGCTTCTTTAATAGTCTGCTCACACTTTGCAAGCAACTTATTGCCTTCGACAACAAAATCGTTAATAACCTTGATCTCGTAATCCAGAAGATCTATTGATGTAGACTTCTTGATCATCTTATAGACATCTTGCCTATACTTCTCAAGACTATTGGTATCTAACGCACGAACAGAGATAATCTCGTTGATTGCGTCACAGAATACTTTAAAAGTGTTGCCGTCTTTGGACATATTAATTACTCGCTTAGATCCTTCCATGAAGGGGGTGCCTCGTCCTTCATAGTAGTAGTGCTTTTGCTCTTGCTGAGTTTTTCTTCTGCTTTGATAAAGGTATCTAAACCTTTAATCGCCGTATTCTGGGCAGATTGCATAAGCTTTAAGCACTCGATCATACATTTGCGAGCGTCCATGTCTCTGATATCATCAGAGTGCGCTGAGTTGTCTACAATGTCCTTGAAGAACTCATACGCTTGTTTGGCTAGGTTTCTGTCCTCTCTAGCCTGCTTGAGCATATCAGCACAAGCCTTCTTTAATCTCTCAGGAGATAAATGATCTGTCTTGGGAATATATACTTTCGCCATCGCGTTCCTTCTCCGTTCTAATAGTTATATAGTCACTAATGAACGCTTGATAACCTTCTAAATCATAGATCTTCCAGACATCTGGGCTTGATTTGTAAGGTTCAGGAACCATAGATTGCTGCCATTCCATCCAATCCAGGAACTTTTCAGCGTCCTGCATCATGATGGAGTTTGGCAGAGATAGATCGAAATAGTTGGGGTCAGTATCGTATGCAATCGGAATGGAGTCACTCATTTATATAAAATCCCTTGCTCTTGAGAGTATCCATGACAACGCCTTCCTTTGGGAAAGTAAAGAGAGCCTCACCAGACTCATGGTCCCATCGGAGCGTTGCCACGGTATTATCTTCTTCGTATAGGTCGTTAATCGCATTGTACATGGACCACATTTGGACATAAGTATTAAGAGCGGCCTTGGTCTTATCGTCTGTGGCACGGTTCAGGAAGAACCTCAGTTGATCATCGTAGATGTAGTTCTTGTCGCCAATCTTAATTTTAGTGCGGGTCATCATGTGACACCTCCTATACTATGTAGGTTACTTAGTGGGGAACATCTCAGCGAAGGCTTCCTCACGGGACAGACCACGCTCTTTCTGCTCTTTCAGCATACGGAAACGCTTGCCTGTCTTACGCTGGTAATCCTCAATGTCCTTGTACTCCTGTATAGTAGGTTCAGGTGTCTTGGCCTTACTAAGTTCTTTTTTCATCGCCTTCTCGATGAGCTTATCGAGTTGCTTGATAAAGTCTGTCATAGTCCTATCTTCTCCCTTAGTGTCTTGAACTTATCGTCAGTCATAAACCCTTCGTTGAATGTCTTGGCTTGGAACTTGGCCTCTTCGCCAAATTGATACCAAGCACCTGACCGTTCTACTATCTTGTCCTTGACCAGAAGATCAAGCACTCCATAGTGAGGAGTTAGACCCACATCATATAGTAGTTCAAACTCTGCATCTTGGAAAGGTTTTGTGACCTTGTTCTTTACATTAGCTATCTTACCACGGATACCTACGACGCTTTTATTATCGTCTTGTATCCTTTCATTCTTAGGTGCGGAGGTCATAAAGTTAAGACCGAGGTAGTATTCAAGAGATTTACCACCCGCTGCTGGTGTTCTAGGATCACCGTACATCACACCTACCTTGTTACGGATCTGGTTCACAATAACCAGAGCAACTTTATGTTCCCGTAGGAGTGGGTTGATCTTTCTCAAACAGGCTCCTGTAACCTTTGCACGCATAGCACCAGTCATCTGGTGTGATTCGTAATCGGTCTTCTCCATCTCCTCTCTGCTAGGTGATACAGCAATACTATCGTAGCCAATAACGATTGGAGTATCCTTATCAATCTCTCTTATCTCTTTGATAAGAGCCTCCATACTTGCGAAGCAATCTTCTAGCGTAGGTGGTGCAGTATAGATAAGGTTCTGTGGATCAATACCTAGTGTTGAGGCAAACTCTGAGTTGTAAGCATTCTCAGCGTCGATAAGAACTGTATGATACCCTTGCTTCTGTGCATTGGCAAGTATGTGGGTGACGAATACAGTCTTGGCTGTGGATGCCTCACCATGGAACTGGGTGATCATACCGATAGGGATTCCCTTTTGGTAGTCACCGGAACAGATCTTGTTGAGAGCGTAGGACCCTGTTGAGACGAACCCAAGGTCAAGGTTCTGGTCGGAGAGAAGTCCCGCAGTTTTGAGGGACTTGATTACATCATCGCGCATAGTCTATAATAGTTGAAATTTGACTTTTATCAGACTAAATCTCTGAGATCTGGTGCTTGGTAGTTAGGTCCTTTGAGGATCTTGCCGTCCTGTCTACGGATTGGCTTACCTTCTTCATCAAGCTTACTCATGTTGCTTTCATGCACTCTTTTGAATGCCTCATCAAAGTCCCAGCCGAACTCTACGAACATGCCTAGAATAACATAAACTAGGTCACATGCCTCCTTCATAATCTCAGCAGGAGTGTCCGCATTCACTAGCTCACGAAACTCCTCGTTGTTGAGATCGAAGCGTAGCTTGATACGATCCGCATCCTCCTTAGTGAGCTTGGTGAAGTCCTCGCTCATAGTAACAGTTCCTCTTGGCATATCGTATGCTTTGTGGAACTCGTCTACTCTTTTATAATGGATTGATTTTGCCATAATATCTCTTTCACCTTCTGTGCTGACTTGCCATCACCGTAAGGGCAAGGCTCGTTTATAATAGGATCATTAACCACATCATTGAAGACTCTTTCCAAATCTTTTGGAGATAGGCATAACTTCAAATGATTGACAGCCTCAGGTCTTTCCGTAACAGTTCTACACACAATACTCTTCTTATTTAAAAAAGTAGCTTCTTCTTGTATACCACCACTATCAGTTATCGTACACAAGCATGTTCTTAGAAGTTCTATGAGATCAGAATGTTGAAGAGGATCAACAACAGTAACCGACTTCAAAAGATGTCGATGCTTTTGCACATTTGGGTTAGGATGGATCGGTAGTATAAAATCTATATCAGCGTTTCTTCTAGCCAATCTATCAAGCTCCTCGAACCACTCTGCTATCATGTCATGGTTCTCTCTTCTGTGGAGAGTAACTAGAACTTTATTATCATAAATTATGTTGTCTTTATACTGGACTATATTGTCCAATACTGTGTTACCTACTACTTCAATGCTACCCAAACACCTTTCGTCTAGTAACCTACCCTCAGCAAGTTCTGTAGGGCAAAGATGTATAGTAGCAATTCTAGAAATCATCTGCCTGTAGCCTTCTTCTGGGTAAGGGTTCTCAAGATCATATGACCTAAGACCAGCCTCTAGATGAATCACTCTTAGTCCTCTATTGAATGCGGCTAGGGCACAGCCAAAAGCAGAAGCAGTATCACCTTGCACTAACACACTGTCAATATCTGGATCATCTGGAAAAGATCCTAGGCAGCTTGAGATCACATCATCTAGTCTGTTACCAGTTGTTGATTTATAACTAGGTGTGTAATCGAAGTTTATTTCCTTTACTAAATCCTCATGCTGACCTGTAAACAAAAGCTTGCAGTCTAAGTGAGGCAGAAGAGGTTTAATCTTCAACCACTCAGGTCTTGTTCCGAAGCAAATTAGAATCATTTATCACACTTCCTTATAACCATGTATCCACATGTAAGACTTCCATTGGATATCTTCTTGTCTGAAGACTCAAATTTTTTATTGAAGTATTCCTCAAACTCATTAATCTTTAATCCAGGAATATCGAAGGTGACGATTAAGTAACCTCCTACCTTTACCATGCTCAACAGATTTTGGAAGATATCTACTTGCCCTACTGGGATTTCTTCCAGGGTTGATATGTTAAGAACGAAATCATATTTTTCTAACCATTCTTTTTTTGGACTATGCGTCAGATCATAAACTTCTGTGTTTTCTAGTTTAGATTTCTTTTGATCAGTGCTTAATACATTACCTTTTTCAAACATGCACTCCAAGTCTTCCTTAAAAGATACATGAATAGATCCCACATCTCTCCAATATTCATTTCCCCAAGAAGTGTTATGTACTAAAGAGCTAGAGTCTGAATACTTTGATAGTAATTCTAAAACAAGAGGATATTCATATATTCTAGACCAGTGCCTGTATTTTAAGTTTGATTCTAGGCTAGTTTCTATGGATTTAAATTCTAAAACTTCAAATATATTCATATAAGTGGACCTTTGTTAGATTAATTAGATCTTTTATGGAAGCACTGTTTATTTTTTGAAATAGGATATGGTTTTTAGAACCTTGTCCTCCTAGTTCCTTATGCCTTGTCACTCCTGCATAGTGCATGACCCAGGAGTTTTCTGACGAAACGATATCCCTTCCAGATGATAGGATTCTCCATACTAAGTCATCGTCTTCGCATCTTTGAGGATGATAATCTTTTAAGTAATATCCTCCTACCTCATCAATCTTTTTGAGCTTTATCAGCCAAGGATGTACCTGTCTAGATTTATTATGTACTTTTTTAACCCTTCTTCTGGTACAATGCTTTTCAAGATCTTCCACACTGATAATATTTTTAGACAAGAAGATACCGGGCTGTAGAATAATGGCATTGTCCGTATCAACCTCTAACAGTGCATTAAACCATTGTTTTGGAAAAAGCATGTCAGCATGTAGTTCAAGGAGAAAATCAAAACCTTGATCTTTAATTTTATTGAACAAGTTAATTCTTGGGATAACAATTCCTTGATTATCTTGGCTGACGGTTACTTCCTTGTCAATATCCAGTTGCTCTACAAATTCATTAATACCATCGGTTGAGTTGTTATCCCAATGAAATAACTTTACTTCATGCTCAAAAAGATCTGATTCAAGTAATGAAGAAATGCAGTCTTTAGAGTATTTAAAATCATTGCAGGTGAGCAACGATATGGCTATTTTAATTTTTCTCATATCTTGTAAGCCGTAATATGAGGATAAGGTTGTGAATCATAAACCTCTATAACCTTATAACCTAAATCAGTCCACTCCTCTACCGTCCAAGATGAAATATGTTTTTCATGGGGATTGCCATACGCCTCTCCTTGTGGTTCTTCACCTAAAGGCATACCGAAAATTAGATACTTATACTTCTCTTCCAGGGACGGCAGTATACTTAAAAAATCCTCCTTCAACAAATGCTCTGGTCCGTGCCAAAACATTAGGCAATCGGAGTCGGGAAGGCTACTTACTTCTTTTATATTTAAATTATGTATCTTGTCCTTTGGGCATCCTTTAGATATAGCATCAAGAACATTTAGCTCAAACACTTCTACGATGGACCAATCTATGTTATTAGCTTCACATATTTTTATCCACCAATGCCTTCTCGGATCCTGCCAATCATGGAACCCTACATTTACGAATGAATCCAGGTTTCCTGATAGATCAGAAAGAATCTGACAAACTGTTTGTTCTCTTTGCGTATAGTTGTGTTCCGGTATAATCATATCACCATATGCATGTTTTACTCAATGTGCTTGCTCCTCTCAAGTAGCCTCTATCCGCTCCTATTCCAAGCTCAACATTGAAAACACTTCCTAAATCTATAATAGTATGATGTGGGTATTTTTCAAATAGTTTCTTGCATAGAATATTAGCAAAAGGTCCAGCACATATTAAGACAAGCTCATGCTCAGTAGAAGTGGAAAGTTGCTTGTCTAACTTATCATACACATCTGCATTATTAATCCAGGCATTAGCTCCTACACTATAACTGTGGTCTACTTTGAATGGTAGTTTATCTGTATTACCCTTAGCTACTATAGTTACATTGTAATTATCAAATAAAGGGGTGATCTCGTTTCTAAATGCTTTATAGTTTGAATTAACAAATATGTTTGCCCAGGTTAGTTTACCATCGTCCAACCTCGTCTGCTTCTTCATACTCTCCGACTTGTCCTTTCCGACACAGCAAGGACAAGCTACACCTACAAAGTAATTTTCCTGATTGTGTGTGAACGAGTCTAGTAAATCTCTTCTGAGATGATCTTGACCATCAAAGTTGAATTCTCCTTTCCAAAGGAGATCAATCTTTTTATTATTTAAGATCATCATCTCACCATCCCCAAATCGTGATATAGAAAATGGAGTCTTCTCGCTGAGAAGCTTTTTAATGTAGTTCAAATCTCCTTTGAAACTATCAGTCAGCATCTTTAACTAATCTCCATCCATTTCTTCTAAACAACTGTACACAATAGTCCCTCTCTCCATAGTGGATATGTATTGGTTTAATTGATCCATTAGAAGAGGCTTTACTGTCATTACCATATTCTGCTTTTTTAGAACTAGTCATCTCAGGATCTGACTCTGGATGAGGGGGGCAGTATGATCTAACATTTCCATACTTTTGAGCTAGATAAGACAACTGAATATCTTCTGCATTGTCTAATGTTACAGGTGTCTCTCTCCAAAGATAGTTAAGATGCTCTCTATGTAGGAACCACGCATGACCCACTAGATCAACTTCTACGATCTCATTATTTTTACTGTGCCATCCCTCTTTTACATTCTGATGGTAGTGATCTCCTATGATACGCACACCTGCTCCTCCTAAGATTCCAGGGCTAACCTTCATGGTATGTAAGCAGTTTTCAAACCATTTAGCTCCTGGAATAGTATCGTCATCAAAGAAAGCAACATGCTCAGTCTGTGCTAGTAGCCCAATAGCAAACCTAGCGTGATACTTACAGTTAGTGTCAGAGATGAACACCTTATCCAGACCGAGAGATTCAAAGTCGTATCCTTTGTTCTCATCAGTGGTGTTGACCCATAACCAGATGGCATCAGGCTTTACCGTCTGTGAACGGAGAGCCTTGATCTGTTCTTCCAAATACTCAGGTCTCTTATAACAGTTTAGGATTACAGTAATCATTTCATCATCTCCATGAACTCATTGAAGACACGATCCTCTTCCCATAACTCTAGAGTATCGTTAGTGGCGCTCTCGGTTCCTCTGTATTCAATGCCTGCTCGTATACACTCAGCACGAACTCTGCCGAAGGACTCAGGCACTTTGCTTATAGTAGATTGATACACGCAGGATACGCTGTCATAGATCTTCTGTCTATCCTTCTCCATGCCCATGTAAATCACATTATCTGACAGGAGAGGTTTAACCTTCGCATTGAAGTAGTTAGTATCATTCACATTACCGTAAATGCGAACCTCTTTACATCCATCATCTAAAGCTCTTTGAATAGATTCATGAACTCCCTTGATTGGGTTGACGGTCCCTATGACCGCAGCTATACCCTCCTCGGTGTTCTTACTCTTTGTAATCCCTCTTACAAGATTAGGGATAACCTTGCCGTCCACTCCTTGCCAATCTTTCTGCCTCTGGCTAACATACCTAATCGCATCAGCGCCAGAAATGTTGTGCTGCTTGACATCAAAGATTGCTGTCTCATGGCAGGAAAGTATTACCTTTCTGCAAGGAGGTCTTTGAGGCATGTCCATGAAGTGAAACAAGAGAACATCATCAGACTCTATCCTAATATTCTGTAACATGTCTGCCTTAGAACACTTGTCCAAGTGCCAATCATGAGGACCGTAAAAGGTACAGTCCAGTCCTCTCTCGTTAAAGAGATCACATAGTTCCATCAGAGAGAAGGTTGAACCACCTTCTGCTGACCATCCACTAGCTATTTTTACTTTCATTGTTTGCTCCAAGTAGTTGCTCGTAGAGTTCGTATCTAAACTTGACAACCTTGTTGATATCAAAGTATTCATCAGTTATCTTCTTTAGATTCATACCCATCTCCTCACGACCTTTCTTGTCCTTGATCACCTTAGTCATGATACGAACCCACTCAGACTTAGGATTGGACTTGTCTATGAGATAGCCTGTCTCTCCATTACGGATAGTCTCATCATAGCAACCGCAGTTAGTTGCGACAAGAGGAATACCATAACGACCACACTCAGCTACTTTGATCTCACTCTTACTGTCGTTGAAGTTATTAAACTGTAGAGGGGCGATAGCTACATCCATGTTAGTGTAGAACTGACCATACCTATCTGGTCCCATGGCTGGTCGTACAGCCCAGTTCTTAGAGCCTCTCATACCGCTTACAAGCATCCTCTGGTAGTTGTCCCAGACATCCTGCTGCCAGTCCTTCTTTCCGTCCTGTGGCATTGGAGGGCGTCCATAGAAGTCCCACCACACACGCTCACGACCAGCCTTTTGATTGACCAGCCATGGAATACCTACGAACTCTTTAAGATCTTGCTCATGGTGAATACCGCCTACCCAACCAACACGGCAAAGGTTCTTTCTTTGAGGTAGTATCTTTGCCATATTCCAGCAAGGTAGATCATAATCAATTGCATTCTTTACAACAGCTAATGTAGTATTCTCACCACAGAAAGGATGAACCCTCTCTGCGAACTTCTTCTGTGTAACAGTTACAAGGTCAGAGTTGTTATAGATGAACTTAGTTATATCACTAAGACCTTTCTCTTGATATACTTTCTCTAGTCGGTGACCTGCATAAACATCAGTTAGAAGATCATCAGTATCGTAATGCATGAACTTTCCAAACTTCTTAGCCATACCTACGATACGAGCAGTGTAAGGTCCACCGAAGTTAGAAAGATTCTGGGTGAAGATAATGTCAGCCCACTTCATGTCCTCGAACTGCCAGTCTTCTTTCCATTGACCAGCCTTAGGCCCTTCTTCCTCTATACCGAGAGGATTCTTGTTGAACCTAATCTCTACATCATCACCGTGATGTTGAGCCATCTTGTTGAAGGGGAGCCAAGCTCTATAATACGCACATCCGCCATCATTAGCGGGAACAACAAGTATCTTTAGTTTACTCATAATAAGAAGAGAGGTGGCTTTCACCACCTCTCTATTATAGTGCAAGTCTGAGTTTTTTAAAGCGCCCGTCTAACGCTTTTTTCGAGTTTCTAGACTGTCTACTTCGCTGCCCGACAGGATCCCCTAGAACACTCTAGTAGGATCACCTCCTTCGTCGGGATTGGCTCAGACAGCATCAAACATCATGCAACAGGTTCTTCGGGTACTTCTTCGTACTCCCACTCAGAATCATCTTCAGCAGCAATCTTAGATGCCTCAGATGAGTGTGATAGGCCAAGACCAGCACCAATAGCTTTTACAGTGCCCACAAGATCAACAGAGGTGTCTCCTTTGTGAGGTACAAGAGCTTTGGCTGCCTTGACATAATGCTTGCGCTTACGCTGAGAGAAGAGTGTGACAACACCTTCCCATGCAGCAAGGCCAGGGAGGAAGGTACTAGCAATACCAAACCCTGCGTCGATCATGGCACCAAGATCCTCACCGCTAGGAGCAGCAGGGATATAAGCAGCATCTTCTTTAAGTTGCTCCTTATCTGCCATTACGACAGTTGTGCCTTCAGGAACTTTAGCCTTGATCTCTTCAGGAAGCTGCTCCCATGGGATGACAGCACCTTGTTGACCTTCGGCAAGTTGATCAGCGGTGGTAAAGACAGTACCCTCGCCTAGGAATTCCTCAAGCATAGCGCAAGATGCAACACCAAACGCTAGGACTGAGGCTGCGATTACATTGATTAGTTTCATGACAATAGCCTCTTAGTAAAATCATCATCGGAACCCGCATCCGAATCATCTTCTTGAAGAGTGCGTTCCCGTGGCTGTAGTTCAGGCCGCAGGTTGAGAACTGCCTCTTTCACATCATCGTACTCTTCAAGCTTCACAAGGGAGTGAATATCGTGAAGAGACTCCATCACCTCTGAGATCATCTTCTTGCTGCCAAGCGGAGTTGCCTTAGGACGGAACATGGATTGATCGTACTTGGGCCATTGACCTTCCTTCTTCATGTGAAGCTTGAAGTCGTGGCCGATCTCGGTATCAAGGATACCATTCTCAGACTGCTCGAAAAGATCAGCGTAGTCGGGATCCATCATAGTCTCGACAATCTTCTGGAACAGGATAACGCCAATGGAGAAGATCTTGACCTCCTCGTTCTCACGATCATAGGCGTTCAGGTAGTAGCGAGCACGGGGCTTGATCTGGCGAGCAAGATCCTCGTCCTCCTTGGAACCAGTCTTCCACAAGGCGTAGTAAAGATCACAGAGAGGGCATTTCTCTCCATGCACCTTGCGGCAGTGTACATTCTTCACCGAACCATCAGGCTGAGGGACACGGTGGATTTTAGTCTCTGCGTAGAAGTTCTTGTCAGAATCAGCAGAGGCGGGAAGGATGCGAAGATAAGCCTCGCCCTCCTTTACTTGGTAGAACTTGTTCAGGAAGTCCTGATCTCCACCAGCGGCTTTAGGGTTGGTAAGTTGTTGGTGCTTCTGACGAAGCGCGTTTAGGTCAATAGCCATAGTTAGTTTTCCTTATATAGTAGTTCAGTCAGTGATCATTCTCGTCTCAGCGCGAGAATTTGCAGAAAGTTGTACAAGCAGATCCTTTCTATGAGACATAGATTGGACTAGTGACTTGAGGAGACCCTGCTTGTAACGCTTCTCCTCAAGATTCTTCTTCATAGTATATAGGGTATCATCACGGCCAACATAGTCATCGACGGCAGCGACCGTTGCCCTTGCTCCAGCCTTGATAATAGCATCACGGGCGTCATTTTTCAAGTCCACCTCATGCTTTTCCATCTCTACCTCGTAATCCTTTACATTCTTAGTGGCATACTCTAGTAGACCACAGTAGTAGGAATACAGACGAGAGTGCTTAAGGATCTCATCGTTTACAGAAAACTTATCAATACTAAGCAGGCTGTCCGCGAGGGTAAGGTAAAGATCCATGTCTAGATCCTCGTATGCTCTCAGTAGATCTTCACTCTTCATCGAATAGTACACTCCATAGTTCAGGATTCAGGTGTCGAAACAATAGTAGTCCACGGGTAGCGGATTCTACAACAAATTCGTTAGTTGTTGTAAGATCCACAGTAGCATCCTCGTCGTTAGCCCTCAGGCCCATTGTAGAAAAGATAACATGGAAGATCTCATGTAGCAGCGTCGGGCGAAGCACTTTGTCCTCGGCAGTATCATCCAATACTATAGCCATCTTATCGAAGTCGGTGAGACCTAAGCACTCATCGCCATCCAAGGTTATCTTCTTCTCAAATTTGATAGAGAAGGTGCCCCATCCATAGAACACCTCCCCTACATCCTTAATTTTCTGCTTCAGGCTCTTGGTTCTCGTCATGGTCAACCTCTTGCATAACCAACACATTATAGTTGATGGTCATGGGGATGACGAACCTAGCCTTGCCGTTCCTGGCTTTCATAACATAGGCTCGCATCATACCCTCATCGAACTCTTCTTCGTCTTGGTTGAGAGAGATTGCAAGGTCCACCACACGGAACTTACCATAGGAATCTCCTAGGTGTTCATCAGTGATTAGACGGGCTCCACGACCTGCACGGTTGGTCTGAGTAGCAGTCCAGATCAACATGTCCTGCTCCACACCAATGCCTCGTAGCTCCTCTGCAATACGCTGCTGGGCTTCATACTCACTCATGCCTTCACGGACTGGACGGAGTAGTTCCATGTAGTCGATGACAAGCACATCAGGCACAAAGTCCTCGTAGCTCTTAAGTTGATTCAGGTAGGCCCGAATCGTGTTAACATTCGCCATCCCTGTGGGGAACTCCTTGATACGGAGGTTGGCCTTAGGGAAACGATCCTGAAAGATCTTGTGACGCTGACGGAGCATCTTCTGCTCACGCTCTTGCCCAAGAAGCTTTTGGGGGATCAGAGTGGAGATAGAGTCGATGCGTTGACCCACTCTATCTTCACTCATCTCCAACGATATATAAACAACTTTCAGGTTTTCAATCAGACATTTCACTGCCTGATTGG